AAGGCTGACGATTCCCAAACCTCACATTGCGTGGCGGCCGTTGCCGAATACGCGGTGGCAAAACTCACGGGTCAGCATTGGCACGGGTTGGCTTGGAGCCGTGACGATCACGGCGCCCATCGCAACGATCCTGACGTGGGCGAGCGCCTAGAGGTGCGGCGAATCCTGAAGCCCGGCAACGGGTTGCAGGTGCGTGAACGTGACATTGCACGTGATCGAATCATGGTGCTTGCCTACCCGCTGCCCCTGTCAGGGTATCGGGTGGTTGACGTGATCGGTTGGATTGAGGCCCGCGAAGGGCAGAAAGTATGGGAGGCAACACCGTGGGGTAATCGTGTCCCGCAAAGGTATTTGAAGAGCATGAAAGCATTGAAGGGAGAAACAACACATGCCGAAGCACGCTGAGATTCTGGCCGCATTGGCGGCACCATTCCCGCCTGAGGTAATCAGGCACCGCCCCGGCGTAGGTGGGCGAGATCTCACATGGGTTGACGCCCGCACCGTTGCCGCACGCCTTGATGAGGTGTTGGGCATTGATGCGTGGGATTTCGCCTGTGAGCCTGTGCGCGATTCCAACACCGTGGTGGGCATGCTCACCGTTCGATTCCCCGATGGTGGCGTGGCACGCCGTCAAGATTTCGGGTACGAAACGGGCGGCAGCGGGGAGAGCCTCAAAGAGGCGGCGAGCGATGCCCTCAGGCGCTGTGCAAGCCTGTTTGGCGTTGCAAGGTACCTGTACGCAGGTGATCGGGCCTCAGCGCCCCGCATTTCAGCCCCTGCGTTGAAGCCTGTGGCAGCTCCTGCCCCCGTGGCAGCGCCCACAGGGCATGAAACGGTGGTGCTCAAGGCGGCGCAGCTCTTCGCTGAGGGTGAATGCCCTGAGCATCGGCAGCCGTGGGCTCAAAAGCCGGGCGGCGTATCAAAAACCACGGGCAAGGCGTATGGCGCATTTTGGGCCTGCTCTTCCCGCAACGGTGACGGCGGCTTTTGCAAGCGTAAGCCTTCGATCGATTGGGTAAACGCGCAGGCGGCAGCGCCTAGCGGTGAGCCTGAGCGGGCAGAGGTTGACCTTGAGAGCCTGCCCTTTTAGCATCACGCATTCACGGGGGCGGCAGGGCATTGCCGCCCCCACCAGATTGGAGGAATAGAGCATGAGCCTTTGGATCAAATGGGAAGCCAACGCCCACAAAGATGACAAAATTGCGAGCCTTACCGATACCGAATTTCGGGCATTCATCACCGCCATTTCGGAGGCAAAGCAGCTTCGGAGCGGCGGCATCTTCAAGAGCCGTGAGCACCTGAAGGCTTGCATTGGTACCCGGTACGGGAAGGCAATCAGCGGCCTCATTGAAAAGGGGCTGTTGGGGGTAGATCAGGCAGGGATCGTTGCCATTTTGGGGTGGCATCGGTATCAGGTTGACCCGACATCAACCCAACGTCAAGCCGCGTTCACGGCACGGCGCCGTTCGGAATCGGCGGGGTTGACGGTTTCCAAACAGCCTAGAGAGAGAGGGAGAGCAGAGAGAGATAGAGAGAATCCCCCTACCCCCTTGACGGCAGGTGAGATTTTGCGGCGGGTGGTGTCATGAGAAACGTGGCATTGATGGGCAGGGCAGGCACAGGCAAAACCACATTGGCGCAAATGCTGTGTGAGCGCGGCACCTACGATCGGGTGGCCATTGCCGATTCGATCAAGCAGGTGGCACGCATTGCCTTTGGCACCTATGACAAAGAAACCAAATACCCGCAACACCAATTGGGCTTGAGCACCCTAGTGACAGGGCGTGAGCTTGCACAAAACATTGGCGCTGCCTTGAGGGAGATGGATTCTCTCTTTTGGCTTCGGGCATGGAAGCGCCGGGTTGAGGGGCGCGATCCCGACGGCACCCGCTACGTGGGTGATCCCCGATTGTGGGTGTGCGATGACGTGAGGCTTGACGCTGAACGGGCGTTTATTGAGGCGTGGTATCCCGAAACCCTGTTTGTGCGATTGGTGCGGCCTCAGGTGGGCGATCCTGAGCCGTGGCAATTCGACATCACCGAAAGCCGGGCGGGTGACCTGCCCGCGGAATTGGTGCTTGACACGCAGGCCCTTACACCCCAAGAATGCCTGAGCGCCATTATGGGCGCCATGAATGGAGGTAAAGAATGAGCGAGCTAGGCGATCTGCAAATGATGGCGGAGATGGTGGGCTTTCGCTACGCCAATTGCGCCATTGACACGGTAAGCGGGCGCGTCACGCTTGCCTGTGAGGATTATGACGGCAACACCCTCACCGCTGAGGGTGACAATCTCAACGATGCAATGAGCGGCATGATGGCGCGATTGGGCGCGATCATTGAAGCAGGGCAAGCCTAATGGCAGGCGTGAAGGCTAAGCGGGGCGGGCCATCGTTGCCCCCGCGTTGGAGCGTCACCGATTGCACCGAATGCGGCAAGAGCATTGAGGTTGCCGATGCCAAAAAGCCAACCTTCCCGGCGCAGCGTGTAAAGGTAATCACGTTCAACGGGGCGAAGGGGAATGTGCGCCTGCATTGGCGCCACAAAGCGTGCGTTCGATGAGCGGGCTTGCCGTGGCATTGATGGTGGCGCACGCCGCTATCGGGTTGATGATGGCTTGGATCGCGCTTACCGATCGGCGCGCCAACCTGCCGATCGTCACCGTGTGGTTTGCAATCAGCATGCTCACCGCTGTGACGCTTGGGGTGTTGGCACGATGACGCGCACCAATGATCTTGACGTTGACGCGCAGAATGCAGCGCGCCGCCGGGGGAAAAACAATAGGCAAAGGGGCAACGGGCTTGAAAGGCGCCTAGCGGCTGAGCTCACCGAAGCAGGGTTGGCAGGTGAGCGGGTGGGGCAATACGGCGGGAAGGTTGACGCCCGCGGCATTGGCATCATAATCAGCGCGAAGAAAGGCGGCGCCTATTCTGAACGCTATGACAAATGGTTGAACGAATTGAAGCCGAAGGCCGATGAGGTGGCTGCCCTAGTGGTTGAAGATGCCCCCGGCTCAGGCATCAAGAGCCGCCGCATGGTGGTGATCTCATGGGCGGCGCTGATCGAGCTGCTACAAAGCAGGGAGGGCACGAAATGAAAATTGCATTGGTGTTGGCGCTGATCTTTGCGCCGATCGCAAACCCTGTGCCAACGGGTGAGCCCGCGGCACCGCCGCCAAACTACGCCATGGGCGTGTTGGCCGATCAGCCGCCTGTGCCGCTTGGGTATTTCGTAGGAACGGCAACGTGGTATGACGCTGACCGCCGCAATCTCTCAACGTGGTACACGCGGGCAGGCATTGACCTTTACGGCGCCATTGGCGCTGAGGTGCGCGCCTTCAAGCCGCACGCATGGCGCACGTCATGGAACGTTGAGGTGGTGAGCCTGTTGACGGGGCGCAGCGTCATCGTTCAGGTGGTTGACGTTTGCACCTGCTATGGGCAGCGTGCCAACCCAAATGATGATCGGCTGATTGATCTGAGCCCTGAGGTATGGCAGGCGCTAGGCGTACCGCTAGGGCGCGGCGTCATGCCCATTGCATTGGTGGTGCTCCCATGAGCCGAAGCCTGCGCCCTGAGGTAATCAACAAACGGGTGCTTGAGGCATACCCCGGCTCAACAGCGGTGGTGGCTTCAGAAAAGGTGGCAGCCCACATGCGTGAATGCGGCGTTGAGATCACAGGCCGCACCATTCGATCCTATGCGAAGGCAGAGCGCCGCCCTAGTGAACGGTTTTGTTTCATCTTCGCCCAAGCCTTCGGGCCGTTTGAAGATGATGATTGGGTGAGCCGTGAGGATCTCCCCAAGCCGTACACCTCACCGAAGCGCCCTGAGCTCAGCGCGGCAGAGAAAGAGGCACGCCGATTGCAAATGTTGGTGAACAGGTTTTGTGATTGGTGCGTTGGTGGGGATACAGGCGAAGGCAAAACGCCACGCTGCCCCGATGCAACCTGCGTGCTTCGCCCGGCATCACCGCTGCCGTTGAAAGGCAATGCGCACACAAAGCGTGTGTCATCGCCTGATCGGTGGGATTGATGGCATACAATCGGCGCACGCCGTCACCTAGTGGCGGCCCCCCGCCCGCGCGTGAATCCTCCCACGCGCGGGCGGCTAACACCCCAACACCGCGTGAGCGCGTCACCGCATACCTCAACGCCAACCGCGGCATCATGCGCCTCACCGAATGGGAATTGAAGGCGAGCGATGATCTGCCGCCCGATGATGCGTGGGCTGACATTGAGGTGAGCGCCAACCTATGGGTGGCAACCATTCGCCTATCAAACGATTTCTTCAAGCTCAAGCCGCGTGAGCAGCGCCGGGTGCTTGCCCACGAATTGATGCACGTGCACCATCACGCCCTTGATCGAATGGTGGCGCACCTTGATGGCATCTTGGGGGCTGAGGCGTTCAGCCTGTTTGATTCTCAATTTGATACCGAAAGCGAAAGGGTATGCGAAGCCCTGAGCTTCATTGTGGCTGAGCGTTTGCCCCTGCCGAATTTCAAACCCCGTGCCGCTTAGGTTTGCCCGCGCCTGCCTGACCTGTGGCGTGTTGCAACGCATAGGCAACCGATGCGGTACCTGCGCAAATAAAATCACGGCAAAGCGGCAGCGTGAGCGCGGCCCTCAGCCCTACGCTGACCCTGCATGGCGGCGCCTGAGCGCGGAGATGAGGCGTGAACACCCGTGGTGCCAGAGATGCGGCAGCCCTGCCAACCTCACCGTTGATCACGTGTACCCCCTGCAACCGGGGCAAAGCCCTGTGGTGCCCAAAGATCTTTTGCGCGTGCTTTGCCGCTCTTGCCACGGCAAGGTGACGCAACATAGGGGGGGCGGGTTAGAATCTGCGCATGAATAGCCGTAAGGTATCCAGCGCCGATCCCCATGCGTGCATGGGCAACCACAGGGGGTGGGGGTTTGCCGTAGGTGGGGGTTTGCATGGCATCGCCTAAGCCTCTGCCAAATGAAATCAAAGCCAAACGCGGCACGCTCAAGCCTTCACGCATGCCCGCCAAACAGGGCAATGGTGTGGCACCGCTCAACGCATTGCAGGTGCCTGAGGGGCTTGACCCGGTGGCGCAGGGCGTTTGGCTGCGCATCACATCGGCCTGCGATTGGTTGGCAGAATCTGACCGCGAAGCCCTCACGATGCTTTGCCGTGATGAATCAATTTTGGCGCAAATCACGGCTAGGCTTGAAGCCGATGGTATGGTGCTCTTCACAGACAAAGGCTATGCCTACGCGCACCCCGCTTGGGGCATGCGCACGGCAACCGAAGAGAGGATTTACAAATGGCTGAGCAGCTTAGGGCTGACCCCAAGCGATCGGGCAAGGCTAGGCATCGCAATGGTGCAGGCCCGCACCCTGTTGGAAGAATTCAGGGAGAAATTCGCGGCGTTGCCGAATGGCCGCCCAAATGGTTGACGCCCACCGGGGCTGAAGATCTTGCCCGATCGCTAGGCGATCAGGTGGCTGCATTCGGTGAGGCATTGGTGCCCATCGCTAAAGATTCGATCGGCGGGCTCTCAGGCGAGCCCATGCAATTTCGCCCGTGGCAACGTGAGCTGCTACGCCATGCCCTAGCCCGCAAAGCCGATGGCACGTTTGCCCACCGCTTTTTCATGGTGGGTGCAGCCCGTAAGAATGGCAAAACCGCGCTGCTCTCAACGGTGCCGTTGGCGCTTGGGCTCTTCGGTGATCAGGGCGGTGAAATCTATTCGGCAGCCGCCGATCGGGATCAAGCCAAATTGGTGATGAGCCACGCGAAGCGCGCGGTTGAGATGAGCCCCATGTTGGCTGAACAAATCAAGGTGTTTCGTGACACCCTAGAATTCAAACCCACGGGCACCATTTGGCGGGCGCTTTCTTCGGAGGCGTACACCAAAGAGGGCTTGAGCGCCACGCTAGTGCTTGCCGATGAATTGGCGGCATGGCCGAATCGTGACCTGTTCGACGTGTTGAGCCTGAGCATGGGCGCCCGGCGCAGCCCGCTCTTTCTGGCAATCACTACGGCGGGGCAGCGTACCGATCAAACGGGCATGGATTCAATCGCCTTCACCCTGTACCAATTGGCACGCCGCCGCATCACGGGTGAGCACGATGACCCCACGTTGGGCATGGCGTGGTTTGAGGCCGATGATGACGCCTACGCCGATGAAACAAAATGGGCACAGGCGAATCCGGGGCTGCTCTCAACGCCACCCCTGTTGAGCCTTGACGATCTCAAGAGCGCGAAGATGCGCACCCCCGAAGCCGAATTTAGAACAAAGCGCCTCAACCAATTCACGGCCTCAGGCGTTGCCTTTCTGCCCGCGGGCACGTGGGATTCATGCGCCGATACCACCTTGAAGCTTGAGCCGGGTGACCCTTTGGTTTGTGGATTCGATGGCTCATTTTCAAACGATTCAACGGCGGTGGTAGGCGTGCGCATTACCGATGGCGCGGTGTTTACGCTTGGGCTGTGGGAGCGCCCCATTGATGATCTCTCATGGCGCGTGCCTGTTGAGCAGGTTGAAATGAGGGTTGAAGAAATCTGCAAAACCTATGACGTGCGCGAGATCAATTGTGACCCGTACCGTTGGCAGGCCGTCATGGAGCGTTGGCAACAGGCAGGGCTTCCCGTGGTTGAGCACCCGCAAAGCCCTGCGCGCATGACCCCTGCAACCGCTGCTTTCTACGATGCCGTGGTGAACAAACGCCTCAAGCATGACGGTGACCCGCGGCTGACCCGGCACGTGATGAATGCAAGCCCCGTGCAGACTAGGTATGGCGTGCAGGTGCGAAAGGGGAAAGATGCGGGCAAGAAAATTGACCTTTGCGTGGCAGCCATTATGGCGTGGGGGCGTGCTGCTACGCTAGGCGCAAAGGCGCTTGATACGCCGAAGGCATCGGTGCAATTCATTGAGCTGTAGGGAGAAATTGCGTGGGTATTCTTGATCGAATCTTGGGGCGTGAGGTAGAGCAGCGGCAGGTAGGCGGCATGTGGCCTGTTGATTCTGACGTTGCCGGGGTAAGCCTCAATGAGAAAAATGCCACCACGATTGGTGCCCTGTACGCATCGGTGATGCTGTACGCCAACACCGTGGCAAGCATGCCCGTCGGTGTATTCATTCGTGATGGTGGCGTTCGCCGCCCTGTGACCCGCCCGCGGTGGCTTGATAACCCTGTGCCGAATAACAAAAACTATACGCGCTTTGACCTGTTGCACCGTACCGTGAGCAGCCTGCTCATTGACGGCAACGCATTCTTGATGATCCTGCGCGATGGTGCAGAGATCGTTGAGGTGCGCCTGCTTGATCCCCGAAAGGTTGCGGTGCTTCGCGGTGAGAATGGCGCGCCGATTTATCGCATCACCACCACCTCAGGCAAGGTTGATCTCACCGATGAGGACATTGTGCACATCACCCTTTTTGGTGTGGGCGAAGATCTACGCGGCATCTCACCTGTTGAACATCACAAAATCACGCTTGGGCTCGCAAAGGCAACCACCGAATACGCCGCCAAATTCTTTGAGCAGGGCGCTTCGGTTTCGGGATTGGTGACCGTACCGGGCGAGCTCACCAATGATCAGGCAGAAACCCTGCGTGCATCATTTGGGCGCCGTCATGAGGGCCTGCGCAACATGCACAAAATTGCGGTGCTCACGGGCGGTGCGGATTTCAAGCCGCTCACCTTCAAGCCCTCTGACCTTGACATTGTGGCAAACATGGAGGCAGGCACGCAGGCGATCGCCCGCCTGTACGGTATCCCGCTGCACCTGCTACAGCTACCCGGCGCAAATTCTAGCTATTCGAGCCTTGAGATTGTCAGCCGTGAATGGTTGATGCTTGGGTTGGGCAGCCTGATTGCGCGGCTTGAGGCAGGGCTTCAGCGGCTCATCGTTGGGGAAACCACATTCATTCGATTCAATGTTGATTCAATGCTGCGCCCGCTCACTAAAGAGCGTTATGAGGCGTACAAAATCGGATTGAATGAAGGCGGATTTTTGACGCTCAATGAGGTGCGCGCTATGGAGGATCGCCCGCCTCTTGGCCCTGAAGGTGACGTGTTCAGGCAGCCGCTGAACATTGGCACCGTAGGTGAGGAGCCGCAGGCTTGAGCTACATTATCGTTGACCTTGACGGCACGTTGATTCTTGAGAATGACGCGCCGAATCAGCCGCTGATCGATCACCTGAATGATCAGGTGATGAGCGGTGATGCGCAGATTTTGATTGTCAGCGCGCGCAAGATTGACCGCCTCACCGAAACCCGCGCATGGCTGCAAGAGCATGGCGTTGCAGGTGTTGACGAAATCCATTTGAATGATTTTGAGGGCAGCGCCTTTGCCACCGGGCTTGCATTCAAAGAATACAAATACGGCCTGCTTGCCAAAGAATACGGCGATGAAATCGAATACGCCATTGACAATGACCCCGCCGTGCGCGACATGGCGCGCGGTTTAGGCATTGAGGCATACACGCCTGAAGAGGCGCTGCGCGAAGAGAGCCGCGCCATCGTCACCGTGCCTGCCTATGTTTCAGCCGCCGCAACCGCGGGGCTTGAGGCGTATGAGGGCGGGCTTGGGGGCGAAGGCTTGCAGGATCAAACCGTGCGCGAAGCGCGGCAGCTTGCCGCGGGTGAGGTTGACGATGAAAAGGTGGCGCGAATGTCAGCATGGATTCGCAGGCACCGCGGCGATTGGGAAGGCGTGCCTCAGAATAGCGATGCTGAGCACCCTGATTTTCCCGCGCCGGGAGCCGTGGCCGCGCTGCTTTGGGGCGTCAATCCCGTAGACACAAACGGCGCCGATCGTGTGTTGGCGTGGGCAGATAGAATCACAGCGGAGGCGGCACAAAAGGAGATCAACGCGATGGCACGTGAACATGAAATGCGCGCCCTACCATTGGGCGAATTCACGGTGAGCGACACCGAAGATGGGCAGAAAACCTTTACGGGGTACGCTGCCGTTTTCGGCGCGGAATCGCAGGGGCTGCCGTTTATCGAACGCATCGCGCAGGGCGCGTTCAGCCGTGCAATCAAGCAGGCTGAGCAGGGCCGCCGCGTCATCAAATTCTTGCACGGTCATGATGAAAGCCGCATGCTTGCAACCACGGCAAGCGGGCGCCTGAGCCTCACCGAAGATGCGGTGGGCTTGAAGGTTGAGGCACGCCTTGACCCTGCCGATCCTGACGCCGCCGCCGTCATCTCAAAATTGCAAAACGAATCAAAGGCAATGGGCATGAGCTTCGGCTTCACCGTGCCAAAGAATGGGCAGGTTTGGAATGATGACGGCAGCCGCACCCTCACCGAAATTGGGCTGCTCGAGGTGTCAACGCTCTCAGGGCATCAGCCTGCATACCCGGCAACGCTAGGGCTCACAGCCGTGCGAAAGATTGCGCCAACGCGAATTGGCGTTGACGGTGATGCGCTGCTTGAAACCCTTGAAGCCGTCAAGGCGGGCACCGATCTTGACGCTGACCAAACCGCCCTGCTTGATGCCGTGCGCGCCCGATTGGGTGCAGCCGCTGAGGTTGAGGCGATCGAATCTGAGCCTGCACCAATGGGTGAGCACCACACGGTTGTGGCAGCCCGCCTCAAATTGGAGCAGCTCAAGGGGTAGAATCCCCAACAGCCCACGCGCCACGCTGCGTTTGCCTGATCAACAGGCGCATCGGATAGGTGGCCCGGCGTATTGTTCAAAACCCAGAAATTGAAAGAGGTTAGAAAATGTCTGACGCTATCAAGAATCTGGCTGAGAAGCGCGCCGCGCTGCTAACCGATGCTTCGGGCATCGTGGCAGAGCATGCCGAAAAGGGCGAAGCCCTCACGGCTGAGGCTCAGGCACGCTTTGACGCCCTTACGGCAGAGGCTGCCGTTCTCAATTCCGCGATCTCTTCGGAGAAGATCGCCGCAGAGGCCCGCGCCGCCGCTGACGCTGCCCGTTCGGAAAAGGCTGTTGCCTTCGCCCCGGCTGCCGATGCAACGCGTGACCTTTCGGCAGAGCTTCGCCGCATCGCCCGTGAGGGTGGTGAGGTTGAGCTGCGCGACGTCACAAAGGCGACGTTCACGCAGGCCGTTGAGCAGGGTGATCGTTTTTGGATCACCGCCGGTCAGGTAAACCCATTCGTTGATCCTGCCGTTGTCACGGTGCTTCAGGTTGCGAAGGGCAACGTGATTGCGCTCCCGCGCACCACGGCGCTTGGAACAGCCGCCGCTGTGAGCGAAGGCGCTTCAATCGGTGAGAGCGATGGCACGAATTCGAGCCTTTCGCTCACCCCGGTGAAGTATGCAAGCCTGCTTCAGGTTGGCATTGAAACCGTTCAGGATCAAATGTTTGACGTGGCTTCATGGGCAACCGAAAAGCTTGCCGCTGAATTGGCCGTTGCGCATGGTGCCGTTGCAGGCCCTGCCGTAGCAGCCGCCGCCACCGTTGGCGTACAGGGTGCAGCCGTTGCTCCTACGTATGCCAACCTGCTCTCGCTGATTTACAGCGTCAAGCAGCAGGCACGCCGCGCCGCAAAGCGTGGTTTCCTCATGAATGACACCACGTTGGGTGCGGTCATGGGGTTGGTTGACGGCGCGAGCCGCCCAATCTTTGTGCCGGGTGATCAGACCCGCCCTGACACGATCTTGGGATTCCCGGTTTATTCAGCCGCTCTGGCTGATAACGGTGACGAAGCTCTGAGCATCGCCTTCGGTGATCTTGGCGCTATCTACACCGTGGTTGCGGGCGCGCCTGCAATCTCCGCGGATACCTCTTACGCGTTCGCCAATGGGCTCATCACGTATCGCGGAATTCTCCGCGGTGCTACGGGCCTCATTGATCCAAACGCCGTGAAGACATTCAAGGGCGCCAACGTCTAATCCTTAGGCGTAGCGTTTCGCTGAGGGGCTGAGCATGGTGCTCAGCCCCTCAGCATTTAGAGAGGGGAAACCATGAGAATTCAATTGATCATTCGGGTTGAGGGGTTGCGCAATGGGCAGCCGTGGCCTGCGCCGGGGGGAATCATTGACCTGCCCGTGAGCGAAGCCACCAACATGATTGCCCACGGGTACGCGATCCCTGCCCCTGTGCCACAGGTGCAAGAGCGTGCAACGGCTGAGCCGATCATTGAGCGCGCTACACTACCAACCACACAGCCCAAGAGGCGAAAGGGGAAATAGAGCGTGGCATTTACTACAGGGCAAATCGCGGTGACGTCAACCGCGGCAAAGATCGTGACGCCTGACGTTGACGGCTGCCGCGTCATCTTGCACACCATTGGCAACGCTGACGTTTTCATTGGGGCTGCGAATGTCACCACCGCAACGGGGCTGCTATTCGATAAAGATGCGGCCGCGGTTGAAATCCGCCTGCGCCCCGGTGATGAGCTTTGGGCAATTTGCGCCACTACCGAAACCCTCACCTACATGATCATGGAGAATTAGGCGATGAGCTACATGAGCCTTGCAGAATTCAAATTGCAATTGGGGATTGCCTCAGCCGATACCACCGATGATTCAGCGCTGCAATCCTGCCTTGATGCTGCCGATCAGCTCATCAACAATTACGTCGATACAAAGGTGGGCTTTGGCACTACCTCAAGCCAAACCCGGTACTACACCGCCACCCGGTGGGATTACGTGTTGACCGATCCGATCGTGACGCTCACGAGCCTTGCCACCGACATCAACGGCGATGGCACCTATTCGCAGGCTTGGAGCGCCAACGATTACGTATTGGCGCCACGCAATGCGGCGCTTGATTCCCGCCCCTACACCGAAATTGACGTGAGCCCATTTAGCGGCGGAACGTTGAATTTCCCTACGGGGTATCTTGAGGTGAAGGTGGTTGGCACCTTCGGTTGGCCTTCGGTACCTGCCGCAATCAAGCAGGCAGCGGGCATTCAGGGATCGGCCATTTTTAGCTCGAAGACAGCCCCATTCGGCATCGTGGGTTCGGCAGATTTGGGCGGCGTATTGACGATGCGTGCAGCCCTGCACCCTGAGGCGCGCATTCTCATTGAGCCTTACCGCAACCGAAGCGGCATTGCGATCTAATGAATGACCTGACCATTCATCAAGCGGTGGCGGCACGCCTATTGGCAGCCACCCCGCCCACGGGGTACACCCTGCGCAACGCCTATGCCACGCCCCCTGACAATCTCGCCGTGGTGCCCGCGGCGGTGTGTATCCCCGGCGGTGATTCGATCGCCTACGGCACGGGCGGCAGCCGCACCACGGTGCTAGGCGTCACGGTGATTTTGTACCTGCAAGAGCAGGCTGACATGGGCCGAAAATACGCTGACCTTTTGACATGGCGCGCATGGCTTCGCAGCGCCTTTGATGGGCAGGTGCAATTGAACACAGCCGGGGTGGCTCAGGCGATCGTTGCAAGCACTACCATTGGCACCGATACGTGGGCTGATACCACGTACATGACGATTGCCGCTGACCTTCAGGTGAGCGTGCTTGAAGGGGTGAACGTTAGTGCCTGACACATTGCGCACGGTATTGGTAAAGGTGAAGCAGCCCCGCCCGGAGGGCAACCCCTACCTGCCTGAATCCGATGAGGCGGTTGAGATTGATGCCGCGGTTGCCACATCGTTGGCGGCCTCAGGATTGGTTGAAATCGTAGACAATAAGCCCACCGCGAAAGCGGCTATGACAATGAAAGAGGTTGACTAAATGGCTGTGACGCTAGGCGCAAAGGCATTCACAAAGGTAGTGGCAAAGAGCGAATCCGCCTATGGCACGCCGTCATCGTTCAACGATGCCAACGGTGAGCTGCTACATACCGACATTGTGGGCGTCATCGATCCGGGCGTGACCGTTGATCTTGCCGATGATAAGAGCGCGGGCATTCGCCCAAAGCGCCTTGCCTCTTCAGCCACCGTCACCGCGAAGGCGCCTGTGATCACCCTTGCCGATGCGCCTGTTTCGGCACGCAACCTGCCAATCTATTTTGACGCTCTGGCAACCATCACCCCAACGGGTACGGGGCCGTATACGTGGGCATACACCCCAAGCGCCACCGACGTTGACACCATCAAAACCTATTCGCTTTACCTCACCGATGGCGTGCAGAAATACATTGTTGATGGCTGCGTGCCTTCAGAGCTCACGCTTTCGGCTGATCAGAGCGGCCTGCTTCAAGCGGGCGTCACGTGGTCAGCGCGCAACATTGCCACCACCACCGACACATCAACGGCGGCATTCGCGCAGCAATACTTTGTGCCGGGGCGCCTGTTCGGGGTGCGCACCAATTCCTCATTCATCACCACGGTTGGCGGCGGCAACGCCTATTCAACCTACGCCACCAATTGGAGCCTCACCCTCATGCCGGGCGCTGCCCCGCTTCAGGTGTTGAATGGTGACGCCACCAACGTGAACGCAGGCGGCGTTGCCTACACGGGGGCATTTGATGGCACGCTTGAAATCACCATTGCATCGAATAGCTCAAAGGCTTCAGCCTTCCCGCTTGCCGACATTGGCGCCACCAAATACGTTCAGGTTTCGGGTGTTGATTCAAACGGCTATGGCTTCACGGCAAGCATCGTTGGCGTCATGGAAAACGTCACCGTGATTGGCTCTGAATCCGACGGCCTCATTTTGGAAACCGTCACGTTGCAGCTTGCCAGCGATGGCACAAACAGCGTGAAGTGTTGGATCACATCGCCGTTGGCGGCACGCCCGGCTTCGGCATAATGTAAGCCCGCCACAGGCGGGAGAGGGGGAAACATGGCAGGCACCGCAACCGATCCCGTGATTGTGCACCTTGATGGAGATTTTGCAGGGTGGCACGCAACGTTCAGGCCGCTCACGCGAATCAGCGCCCGCGTGCTCATTGACCTTGAGAGCGATTCAATCGGCATTCGATTGCAGGCGTATACGAAAATGATTCTGAGCATTGAGGGGTGGCGCGATCTTGACGGCAACCCAACCAATGATCCGCTTGATGCACCGATTCAGGCACTAGAGGCAGCCGCGACGAAATTTATTGGTGAGGCCGCAACGCTCCCAAAAGCGTGAGGCTTGCCGCCCGGCAATTGAGCATGGGGCAGAGCGTCAAGCCGCCGCCCGAAATTATTTTCTACATGCTTGCCAAAGAATTTGGCAAATTCCCGTGGGAGGTTGAAGAGCAGCCGCTATGCTACGTGTTGAAGGCGTGGGCATTGCACGCTGAGATGCAGCCAAAAGAGGTGAAGCGTGGCAGGCAAGGGCTCTGAAAAGGTAAGAATTTTCGTCACGCCTCAATCGTTGAAGGCGGCCGATGAGCTTCGGCTTGGGTTTCTTGAATCGTCAAACCCCCGCAAATTCAACGCCATGTTGCAGCTTGCCACCCTGAACGCAGCCCGCACATTGGTGAAGCCTGTGAAGGCAGCGGCACCCGTGCGCACGGGGCGCCTGAAGCGTGCCGTGGCTGCCCGTAAGGCGCGGCAAGATCGCCCTGCCGCCGTGGTTGGCGTACGCGCAGGCTCAAGCCGGGGTGATCAAAATGGCGCGTGGTATCGGTGGTTTGTGGTGAGCGGCACAAAGGGCACGCGAATGACAAAGGCGCGGGGTAGGATCAGCGTCACGCCAATTCGCGGCCGTGATTTCGTAGGTGAAACCGTAAGCGCGCCAACCAATCAGACACGCGCAATCGAAGCATTGAACAAAACCGTTCAGGCATTCTTGAGCGGGGTGATCAAATACCGGGGGCGAAAGGGTAGATAGTGAACAAAGGCACAATGAATCTGGTTATCAAGGCGGTTGATAACGCAACGCCTACCCTTCGCAAAATCGGCAAGGGCTTTGGTGGCCTCAAGAATGCAGGCGCCGCAATCGGGGGCGGCTTGCAAACATTGGCGCTTGGGGCGGTTGGCATTGCCACCGCCGTGGCAGGCTTCACCATCGCAGCCACAAAGGCGGCAGCCGATGAGGAAAAGCAGGTTGCCCGGCTCAATGGCGTGCTCAAGGCGCGCAACATGCTCACCGAAGCCAACAGCGCGGCGGTTGAAACGCAGATTTCCAAGATGGAGAATCTGGCAATTTCCGATGACGCGGTGCGAGAGAGCCTAATTACGGCAACCCAATTCACCAAGAATTTCAATGACGCCATCAAGATTCAAAACGTAGCGGCTGACGTTGCCGCCGCGAAAAACATTTCCCTAGAAGAGGCAACGGCTCTGGTAGGTAAGGCGTATCAGGGAAACACAAAGGGGCTGAAGGGGCTTGGCGTTGAGGTAAAGAAAGGCGCTAAGGGCCTGAGCGTTCTTGATGCCGTCACCAACAAATACAAAGGCTCAGCCGATGCAGCCGCCAATACGGTGAGCGGAAAATTTGCCAAAGCTCAGGTGAAGATGGGCAACATCTTTGAGAATTTCGGCGCGGCATTCTTGCCGATTGCAGCCGAAGGGCTCACGATCCTTTCCGATAAAGTGTTGCCTGCCGTAGGCGATGGGCTCAAGGCGATCATGCCGATCATTCAAACGGTTGGCAAATTCATCATGAACAATTTGGTGCCTGCCGTGGGCGGCTTCATCAACAAATTGACAGCGCCGGGCGGCGTGATCGAATCGGTGATGAGCGTGGTAGGGCCGATCATCAACAATCTCATTCCCGTATTCGGCATGATCTTTGATGCCGTAGGTAAGACAGCGGGGAAGGTGATGGAGCTTGTGGGGATTCTTTGGGGCGATGGCAAAGGCCCATTGGCGGTTGGCGTTCAGGCGGTAGGCAACATCTTGGGCTTTGTGGGCAAGATCGTTGCCAACCTCATTGGCTTTGTTGGTGAGGCAATTGGCGCCGTCATCAACGTTTCAAAGGCAATCATGGATTCACCAATTGGGTGGGTGATCAAAACCATTGCGGGGATCATCGGCAATGTGGCGGGTGCGGTTGGCGGGGCGCTTGGGATTACGCCCGCGGCAAACGCAGGCACGGGCACATCGGCAAACCCAATGTCAGACAGGTACACCATCAACATTGGTGGCAAGGCGGTTGACGGGGTAGTGAAAGATTCGTTGGGGCGAATCATCACCACCACCACACCGGGGCGCTAAATGCCAACCCACCCGTTTGCCATTCTGGTTGATGGCGTCAACAGCGGGGCAAACATTCTTGATGACTATTCAACGGCAAGCCCCACCACGCCGTGGGTTGATCCCGAAAGCGTAAGCCTCACCCAAGATGCAAACGGTGAGGGCGGCTCTCTCACCTTTGACGTGGTGCAGGTGAAAACCCCAAGCCCCGCGGGGCCGTGGTGGAAAAGCGGCGCGGTGCATGACAATGCGCGTGTGCGTTTTCAGGTAAGCGGCACCACCACCTTTTTGGGATACATCACATCGATTGACGCGCAGCTTGCCGAAAATGGCATTGGTACGCGGGCAACCGTGACGGCAGCGGCAGCCTCTGCCTTTCTTGACAAAATCATTGTGTACAGAGGGCGGCAAGCCACAGGTACAAAAGCGGTTTACACGAGCAATTTTCTCATCGGTGTTGGGGGCGGCTCTGATCAGGCAGCCATGACGGCGCTCGTTTCAAAGGCCGATGCCGCACAGGCATTCAGCGGCGGCACCACAGGGCGGGCAGCCAACCGCCTCATCGTGGCAACCAATACCACCCCCGCCTATACAGGCACCGCGGTGACAATCGGGCAGCTCAACATGGTGCCGGGCACGCTCCGTGCCTGCCTTGACACAATCAAAGAGGCGGCTGAAGCGGTTGACGGTGAACAGCGCCGCTATTGGGTAGCACCTAGCGGGCGCATCAACTATGCACGGCTTGGATCGGCAGCCCCTACGTTTGCCAACGCGCCCTTCAAGATCGTGACCACCTCAACCTATAGCCCCTACGGCTCAGCCTCAGCGGCCGCAACCATTCAGGCGCGCAATCTCAGCGTGGTGCTTGATCACGATTCGATCATGAAAAAGGCACGCTTCACATTCAACACCAATGCCTCAGATTGGGATTCTCAGATTTCAGGTGGCGTGTATACCGTTGATGATCCCTACGGCCGCGTTTACGATCAGGCTGCGCCCGATGGTGCAGGCATGACTACGCGCAACGGCCCGCGCCCTGAAACGATCATTGGCGTGACGCCGCAACCTGCGAAGGCTGCGCGCCCTACCTATTGGACAGCGAAGATCACCGATTTTTCAAAGCGGTATTTCGGCACCAACACCTACCCAAACCGCGCTGCACCACAGCGAAGCATCAGCTTCAACATTCGCGGTGCCGATACTACAAACAATCCCTATGGCTTTGCCGATGGGTACCGTCAAACGGGCACCGCACCTGATACCTTCACCCTGCAATCAGGTTGGGAGGCAGGGCAATGGGTAAACATTGAAGCGCCGGGGCTTGACCTCAGCGGCATCTACCGCATCGAGAGCATCACGATGACCTTTGAGCCGGGCTCAATGATTCGGCAATTTGACATCACGGCGGAGCGGGCGCCGCGCAACCCGCTCAAACGATTCTTGCAGGGGTAAAAGATGGTTGAGAAATACGGCAGCGATCAACAGCAAATCGCAACGCTAGGCGGCGGCGTCATCAGCGAAGATGGCGCCACCCTGTTGAGCAGCGAAAGCTTCGGTGAAAGCGCGCTGCTCTTCGGCCCACAGGCGTTGCGTGAAATCAAAGCAGGCGTTGCCAATGGTGATTTTGCCATTGCCCCTGCCGATGACACGGCAACCATCACCGCGGATAACGCATTGCCCTATTGGACATTCACCGACGTGAACAGCGCGGGTGCGATCACCGCTGCATTGGTTGCCGATGCCGGGGCAGCCTCAGGCAACGTGTTGAGATTCACGGTGGCAAGCGGAACGCTGACAGGAAAGAGCGCCACGCTCAGCCGATTCATTCCTGTTGCCTCTTCAGCGTCACGCTCATTCTCATTCTACGCCGAAGCCACGTTCGAGAGCGGCACAAATAGCACGCAGGCGACGGCAACGCTTACGTGCGAATTTTACGCCAACGATCAGGCAACCGCTACAGGTGCACCATTCACCTCTGACGTTTACGGTTTCAATAGTTTGCAAAGCCCAACGGGTGTGACCGCACCAGATTTGTATGCGGTGGCGCCTGATCTCACGAGCACCACGGCGCCCGCCGATGCTGCCTTTTTGAAATTGACAATCACTATTGCAACGGTTGCCACGCAATCAGCCGATCGAACGGTTGACCTCACCGAAGTGCGCGTTGCGCATGGTTTGCCTGAGCTGATCCTTACCGACAAAGGCGATCCTGCAACGTATCAGCCCGCATACATCTTCAATGAGAGCGGCAACCTTTCTCTGGTTGCGTCAACAGGTGAAAACCTAGTGGTTGGCCTTGATGGGTATTGGCTAGGATCGGTGAGCAATACCATTGAGAGCGGCGGCGACATCAACTTGATTGCCACAGGTGACATCATCGGCACCGCAGAAAATGTTGACGTGACCGCAACCACGCAAATCAACATGACATCAGACACCACAAACATTGTCGCGCCCAACGGTGTTGACGTTTCAGGGCGCCTGCGCACCGCATCGGGGATTACCAACACGGGAACGATCACCTCAACAAGCCACATCACGGGCGGCCGTTTCTACCCAAGCAATCAATCAACGCGATACATTGAGGATAACGGCACCTATCTGCGAGCCATCAACGATTTTTGGGCGGTGGGCTCACTATTCCAAACATCAAGCGGCATCAGGGTGCCCGTGATTCGCGTGGGTGAGGGCACCGCGGCCACCACGTCAATCCCCGGCAACGGCTCTTTGGTTGTCACGGTCACCTTCCCCGCGCTGCCAACCACGCCGAATTTCGCCGTGCTTGGCATTCGATGGGTGGGCACGGATTCCAACGCCACGGTGGTGTGTTCGGCCTTTGCGTCAACATCAACGGTCACCGCGCGGCTATACAATCAGACAGGCACGGCCATCACATCATCACGCGCGATCAACTATGTAGTTGGCGCCGAAAACTAAGGAGAAAAAACATGCCTGCTCACGCTATCGTTTATTTGGTCAGCACGGGCGAGATCATTGCCATTGCCAATTTCCCCAATGGGTTTGACGTCACGTATGAGCCGGGTGAGGGGCAGGCGGCAGAGCAAATTGACAGCGAGCGCGTAGAGCTGCTTGGAAAATTTAGGCATGGCGTTGGTGACTATCAAAGCGAGCCCGCATGACAAAGACACAGGCTGAACAAATCATTGCCCGGCTTGATTCGCAGAGCGAAAAGATCGATGCCCTGAAGGCAGAGATTGATCAAATGAAAGGCGGGTTGGCGGTGCTTCGCGCATTGGGCGCCATGCTAGGTGTTGGGGGTATCGGCGCGCTTTTGGCGTGGCTGCAATCACAGGGCAAATAATGCGGCGCGTGCTCTTGCCGCTGCTTGCCGCTTTCGTTTTGTGGCGTGCCGTACCTGTGGCCGCGGCTGAATGGGTATTTACCACCACCGCCAATGGCACCGTGCAGCTCATTGACGGTGGCTTTGTCATCACGGGTGCCGATGGTGGCGGCGGCTCTCACGTCACCACCTACACCACCACGGCCGATGCAGCGGGCACGGTGTGGCTGCTTTGGGAATACGCCACCACCGATTCGGCGCATTTCGATCGGCCGCAATTCTTGATCAATGGCGTTGCCACCGATCTCATGAGCGAAGGCGTGCAAGGCAATGGCGGCATTCAATTTGAGGTGCAGCCGGGTGACGTGTACGGCTTCGGCGTGTGGGCGGTTGATACCTGTTGCGGCGCGGGGGTGCTCACCATTAGTGACCCCGCCTTTGTACCTGCAAGCCCTGAGCCTTCCCCTGACCCTAGCCCGGAGGCAACCCCGCTGCCTAGCGTGCAGCCTAGCGAAGAGGTGCCCACCTATGAGCCCACGCCACCCATTGAGCCTTCGCCAACTAATAGCCCTCAACCTAGCCCTAGCCCTGATCCTAGCCCTGAGCCTAGCCCTGCGCCTAGCGTAGAGCCCTCCCCTAGCCCCGCTACGCCTTCGCCTAGCCCAACCCCGCCCCCTGCCCCTGAATCGCCCTCACCTAGCCCCACCGTGGCGCAAACCCCTACGCCTGAGCCTTCGCCTGAGGTGAGCCCTAGCGTGACCCCTGAGCCCACGCCTTCGCCCACCGTTGAGCCCACCCCTGAGCCTGTGCCCTTTGACCCCGGCGCGGCGGCTGAAGAGGTGGCGGCTGCCATTGGTGAGGCGGCGGCAGCGGTCAGCGAAGCGGTAGGGCAGGCCGCGGCATTCGTTGCCAATCTTGGACACGATCTAACGCCTGAAGAAAAAGAGAAAGCAGCCGCTACAATTGTGCCCGCCGTGATTGTCACGCAGGTTGCCCAAGCGGCAGCGGCGGCAGCCGCGGCGGCATCGTCAATTGGAGGCTCACGAAAGGCGAAACCGTGAAGCACCTGATTGATTTTGTTTTGGATTTCACCGCCTCATCGTTCACATGGTTGGGCATGATGGTGGCTTGGATCGTGCTGCCAGAATCTGGCACGCGCGATTTTGTAGGCGCATGCATTTTGGGATTGATCGCCCTTTGGGCAATCACAGGGCCGTTGAGATGGGGTAAAGGTTGATGACGTTTAGCGATTACATCGAAGAGGTAGCGGCGCAGGGTTGGGCGCGCGTTGCCGTTGCGCCGGGCGAATGGGTGGCGGTGGTGCCGAATGATACGCACACCGCGTTTGGTGGCACCCTGTGGCGCCGCGCTGAAGATGGCAACGATTACGCCGAAGGCGTCACCGAAGGGCACCCCGTGAGCGGCGCGCTTGACTATGAGGCGGCTGCCCGTGCCATCGCAATGATGATCAAGGCTGAGGTTGCAGGGTGAGATACCTAGTGGCCTCACAATTGTACGCCGATTCCGAAGCCCAATTGAAGGGCGCCAATCAGATTCTTGACGATTGCACATGGTCATCATGCGCCGCCGCCGTTTCATGGGCGAGCGGGTACGCCGTCACCTACACCGCCGCGCAGGGTGTTGCGGCATTCGAGAAAGCCACCGGGCGAAAAGACAAACAGGGCGTGAGCGATGCGGGCGGCTCTCTGCCTGAAGCCGCCAAAACAATTGCCGTGCTTGGGGGTAAAGCCCGCTATGCCAAATCATGGGCCGATGCCGTAGAGGCAGCGAAGCAGGGCGCAGCATTGATGGTGTGGGTGCAACAGCCTGTTGGGTATCCCGCGGGCGTACCGATCAGCGCGTGGCATGACCGTTGGCGCAAATGGTGGGGCAAGCATGCGCCTCAGAAGCTTGTTGCAGGGTATGGGCACATGACCTCAGCGGGGTGGTGTGAAGATCACGGGTGGCAATGGGCCTGCCCAACACGCGATGAGAAAACCGCCGCTGAGAAATACGCGGTGCCTGTCACCGAAGATCAATTGCGGCAGATCGCAAATAGTAAGGTGAAGGCGGGCAAGCTGAAGCAGGATTTCAAGGCGCTGCTCATTGTCACGCACCCTGCGCGTAAGGCTGCCCCTGCACCTGTTGCCCCGGTTGCAACGCCTGCACCACAGCCACAGCCAACCCCTGCGCCACAGCCTGCGCCAACGCCCGTTGCCGCGCCGAAGCCTGCGCCGAAGGTTGAAGCCCCACAGGCCGCACCAAAGCCCGCAACACCTAGCGTGGCAGATCAGGTGGGCAAGGCTCTTGAGGGTGTAAATTGGGAGGCGGTCAGCGGGAGGGCGCTTACAGCCGCCACAGGTGCGGCGGCGGCTGCATCAAAGGTGAAAGGTGTGCCCGCAAAAATGTTGACATTCATTCGATACATCAAAGACAACACCGGGATTGATGAGGCGCTGATTGAATTTGTGCGCACCTTTGTGACGGTGAGCATTTCGGTGGCGCTTGGGTTGGGCATTCCCCTGCTTGACATTAGCGGCGGCGATTTCCGCACGGTGCTTTCGGCAGGGCTTGCCTCAGGGTTGCAGGTATTGGTGAAATACCTTGACCCTAAAAACAGCGCCTTCGGCATCAAAGAAAAGCCCTAACACACACCCTGCCACACAGGTGGCACAACATCGGGTGTAGGCTGCGAATAGTCACCTGAACAGGTGGCACGTAGTGTTTGGAGGTACCCGATGAATTCGCTTGATGAGCTCAGGGCGCTGAGCCGCCCCCGAAAGGGGCCGCCGTGCGGCATGGCTGCCGTTCACCTTCAGGGTGATGATTGGGAAACGTTGCAGGTTGGGCTTGCCGATCCTGCTATTACCAATAAGGCGCTCACCTCATGGCTTGAAAAGCGCGGCTTCACCATTTCATTTTGGACAATCGCACGGCACCGCCGGGGCGAATGCGCGTGCAAATCATGAGCGAAGAATTGCAGCTTGAACAGCGCCTGCATGAGGTGACCGAAGCCCACAAACGGGCTCTGCGCCAATTGGCAAAGCGCGATGCCGCCCGTGAAGAATTGGTGGCGGCGGTGTATCAGGCCGCCAAAGATGCGGCGCTTAGCATCACGATTGCCCCGGTGCCCAAGCCGAAGGCCTCAAACAAAAAGGGCGAAGCCGAAACGTTGGTGGTGCTCTTGGGCGATTGGCAATTGGGCAAGCATTCCGAAACCTACGGCATTGACATTGCGAAGGCACGCATTGCCCTGTTGGCTTCAAAGGTGCAGCGGCTCATCGAGCTGCACGGCACGCCCGTGAAAGAAATTGCCTGCGTGCTCTTGGGGGATTTCGTAGAGAGCGATGGAAACATTTTCCCAAGCCAAGCCTATGAGGTAGAGCGCGGCGGTTTGTACGTTCAGATTTTTGAGGGCGCGGGCATGCTTGCACAATTCGTGCGATCAATGGCGGCGCTTGCACCGAAGGTGACCGTGCGCGGGGCGATCGGAAACCACGGGCGGTTGGGCCGCTTCGGTGATCATTCGAACGAATCAAACGCCGATGCGATTTTGTACCGCGTAGCGGCTGAACATCTCAAGGCTGAAAAGCGCGTTGATTGGCGCGAGAGCCTCACGATGGGTGGGCGCCATTGGTATGACACGCTGAATCTGCCGGGCGGCAAAACCGCCATGCTCGTTCACGGTGATCAATTCAGAGGTGGCGCATTCGGCTTGCCGTACTACGCCATTGCGAAGCGGGCACAGGGTTGGAATCTTTCGGTGCAGCCGTTCGATTACCTGTTTTACGGCCATTGGCACACGCCTGCAAGGTTGGTGCTATCCGATGGCGCGCACACGGTTTGGGGCAATGCAAGCATTGAATCTTCAAACCGCTACGCCCAAGAATGGCTGGCGGCAAGCGGCACGCCTGCGCAATGGGCGCTGTTCTTCGGCAAAGGTGGCGTCACCGCCGAATACCTAGTGCGCCTTGAAGATGCCAACGGCTGAACATGAGCTGAAGCCCTGCCCGGTTTGTGGGGAATCGGGCAGGCTTTACGCCTACGGGGAGCAGGTAGCGAATACGGGGCCGCACGGGGTGGCTTGGGTGCTCAGCCAAAGCCTGTGCGGGGGGTGCCTCAGGGTGGTGGTTGAGGCGGCACAGGCAGGGGGGTTGCCCGATCCTGAAACAGGGGGTTGACGGGGGCAAACCGTTAGGCTATCTTTCGGGGGTCAGGGAAACAGCCCCAAACGGGGCGCCTGATTTTGGAGGGTAAACAAATGGCAGCATTCCTCACACAGGCAACATACGCCGCGGTAATTGGGGAAATCGTGAACGATGAGCGCACCTGCGAAGATTGCGGGTACGCGGTCACCGTAAGCGTGAGCGCGGTTGCCGCAAATGTTTTTTCATGCGCTCACACGGTTGAGAGCATTAGCGCAACCCTTGACGCCTCAGAGATCACGTACGCGATCAAAACGTTGGCAAGCGGCCGGCTCATTGTGAAGCTCAACCGTTGGGCGAATCGATCAGCGTTGGAGGTGCGCTAATGAGCGCGAAGGTAAGCCCAACGGGTTTGTACCAATACGTAGTGAAGCAGGGTGATCGGCTCTGCGTTGATTGCGTCATGGGGGTGCTAGAAACAAACCCCGGCATGACACGCGAAGAATGGCGCGCCGCCCGTGTTGATGATGCCTTTGCGGCCTCATGCGATTCATGCGATTGCGTGCCTGCCGAATTGGTAGGTGCACGATGAGCTCAGCCTTTTGGAATCTCTGCCCCGTATCTGCCCGCCACGGGTATTTGCAGGTGGTGAAGAATGCGCAGGGCGGCTTGATTGCCGTATGCGCCAAATGCTATGTGCCCGTAAAGGGGCGCGAAAATCTTTTGGGAGGTGGCAAATGATCACGGCAATTCAGGAATTCTTGACCTTCGCAATCTTTGTGGGCTGCATCATCGTGGTGCTCATTGTTGGCGGTGCAGCGTGAGCGCCTTGAATCGCAGCGGGCAGCCGCGCAGCATCGGCGGCCTGCGTAAGCCGTCAAGCCTTGAGGTGTTTGCATTCGATGAGCGCCGCCGCCAACGGCAGCGCCTCACGTTTGTTTTCATGGTGGTGGTGATTGCCGCCGCGTTGATCGTGCGATGGGTGGGCTGACCGTGCCCACCTACGATTACCAATGCCGCACATGCAAGGTGATTGTTGAGGTGCTTGCCCCGGCTGACGGGCGCACGGCATTGCGACATGAGGCATGCGGCGCAAAATTGTGGCGGGTATTCAGCCCACCTGCCGTGATCTTCAAGGGTGAGGGCTTCGCAAAGAAAGATCGGAGGGGTGCAAATGGCAAAGGCGTTTGAATTCGTCAAGGCGGCTCAACGCTCTGAGGCGTGGCATGAGCTGCGCCGCACAGGGCTTGGGGCTTCAGACATGGCGGCGGTCATGGGCGTGAGCCCGTACCGCACACCCTATCAATTGTGGGCAGAGAAAACGGGCGCGGTGCCACCACAGGTGGTTGGCGCGGCCGCCCACCGGGGCGTGATTCTTGAAGATGCGGTTGCGCACTACTACGAAATTGAACGCGGCGTGAAGCTCCGAAAATCAAACGGCATCGTGCGCCTGAAGCGGCACCCCCGCATCATGGCAAGCCTTGATCGAACGATTGCGGGGCAACCTGAGGGCATCGTTGAAATCAAAACCTCAGCCTCACCGCGTTGGAGCATGTACCCCGTGCCGCCTGAGGTGGTGGTGCAGGTGACTACCCAAATGGGGATCGTGGGCGCCGAATGGTGCGACGTGGTGGCGCTCTTGGGTGGGTTGGTGTTCAAGATTGAGCGGGTGCAATTTGACCCGGCGCTGTGGGCTGAGATTCAGCGAAGCGCCATGCTCTTTCTTGAGGCCGTAGATACCAAAACGCCGCCTGCCCTTGAGGCGCTTGATGCTGCCGCCTATGCGATGGCAACGCCTCAGGATAGCGACGTGATCTTGACCGCCGATGAAAAGATTGAGCGGGTGTATGAGCAGCTCAGGGAATGCAACACCGAATTGCATTTCTTGGAGCAGAAAAAGGGCGCCCTTGAAATGATCATCAAAGAGGCGATCGGTGAAAACGGCGGAATTGCGGGGGGCAATTGGGCAATCTATTGGCGCCAATCCCGCCCTACCGAAACCACCGATTGGAAATTGGCGGCACAGGCGGCAGGGGTATTGCCACAGGTAGTGGCCACCTACACCACCGTGAAGCCGGGCACGCGCCGATTCATCGTGCGCGATGGTGGCACCAATGATTGATTACCTGCCGAAGGGCGAGATGGTGCACCTCACGCAATCGGAATTCGAACAGGCGTGGGCGGTTGGGTTGCAGCGCGAAGCAGCCAATGCAGGGGTGGGCGATGCGCGCCATTATCAGGGCATTGACCGCACAAAGGCTGACGATTCCCAAACCTCACATTGCGTGGCGGCCGTTGCCGAATACGCGGTGGCAAAACTCACGGGTCAGCATTGGCACGGGTTGGCTTGGAGCCATGACGATCACG